GGCTGTTCGGGAAGCTTGTTTGCCGGGAGGATTCAGGCTCGGACGGCGCAGGCGTGCGCGGCCGGAGCCCAATAGCAAAAAAGGCAGAAAGCCGAAGCTTTCTGCCTTTCGAATTCTGGCGGAAGGGGAGGAATTCATGAATTAAGGTGTAGCAACGGTTGTAGAGGCTTTAATGTCAAAAGACCCACCAAAAGACCCACCGACGAAAAAAAGAAGACTAACGGTTTTTTTTGCTTGTGGCGTTGCGAGATTCTCTGGCTACGCGACTCAGGAACTCGCGTAGAGCTGCGATGGGGTACGCAGTAATGCCTGGATAGGCTACAGGGTCCGGGAAGCCGCTTTCCAATGCCCAACGTCGAAGTGTCGGCTCTGATGTATCAAAGGCGGCGATGACTTCATCTCGCGTTAGAAATGCATAGTCAGGAACTGCCGGATCAAAGAGCATCTCGCGAAAACGCATGCCGTCGCGAATCTTGTTGGACGCCGTCATCATTTTTTCATCATCCTGCCGTTTGTTCAAGTCTTTCATTCCTGGTGACCTTTCCTTCTTTCAGGAGTGCCTGATAAAGCCTGTACAGCCCTTTCGGAGTAACGTGCGCCGTGATCGACACGCTCAGTCCTTTTTCCGGGTGCGTGAAGTTCGACACGCGAGGGCGCAGGACGCCTTGCTTCACGCGGTCCGCGTAAGGTTCATTTTTCATTGTGATCCACGAGTGTGCGCGTAGCCAGTCAAAGAGAAGCGTCGCTGGATAGCCGAGCGTCTTGGCGGCTTCTCTGATGAGCATGTCACCGTAGGACGCTTCGACTGTCTCAGCAAAGGCTACCTTCGGAGCGTCCTCCGCGACCTTGTGTTCAAGCGCAGCTTGCTTCTCTAATGAAGAGGCGAGCTGTCGCAGCGCCGTTGGATAGTCCGGCAGCGCCGGAGCGGTAGCCTTGGCCTTTGCGATTTTTTCGCACTCGATGAAGTAGAGGCGGGCTTGCTTGCCTTTCGCGTTTCGTTCGACCATCGCCAGCTCTTTTGCCATGCCGAGGGAAACGGAAAATTCCTTGCTCGGACGACCGCCAGAACTTTCGCTCAAAAATGAGCAAAAGTCCGTGTTCTCGACAAAGCCGAAGTCTTTGATGCGACGAGCTATCCAGTCCTTGAACTCGGTCTTGACGCCGAGGAACGCATGAAGGTCACGCGCGTTGACGGTCTGAATTTCTTCGCCGCCAATGGTTGCCGCACTCAGTGCGATGATTTCGGTCATTGGTTCTCCTTAAAACGGTACTTCGCCGTCGTCATAGGTCTGGGCTTGTTCTTGCACGCGTGAACGTCTTGCCGGTTCGGCCTGTTGCTGTTGTGCTCGTTCCTTCGCACTCTGGACGAACTGGAAGTGCTCGCAGATGACTTCTGTCACCCATCGGTCGGCGCCGTTTTTGTCTTTGTACTTTCTCGTTTGAAGACGGCCACGTACCCAGATCGGCGAACCCTTGTGCAGATACTCGGCAATCGTCTCGGCAGTCTTGCCAAAGGCGACGACGGTGTTCCAGTCTGTGACGTTTTCGTATTGACCGTCCGCGTTTTTCACTCTACGGTTTGTGGCGACGGCCAGGGAAACGAAAGCGAGGTTGTTCGTCCCATATCGGATGTCAGGGTCGCGGCCAAGGCAGCCGCAAATGGTCACTTCGTTGATGTTCAGCATTGTTGTTCCTTTGAAATTCGGTTGATTTGTCGTTCGATCTTTTCGTGCATTACCCGGTCGACCTTGGCGCTGAAGCCGGGAATCAGAATGCGGAGCTGACTGATCATTACGAGGCAGTCGGCGCATTCCTCTGCAAGGTCGTTTTCAAGCACGGTGATGCACCGGTACTTGCCGCCGGATGCTTCAGCCTGTCGTGCGAGCGCAAGACGTGAAGCCGCAGTTGCAGCCTCTCCGAACTCTTCGGCAGCCTTGAGCGTCTGATGGTCTCGCCCGTAGTGTCTGGCAATGTCTTTCAGTTCTGCGTCGATCATTCTTCGTAGTCCTCACACCAAGGACGGAAAGAAAGCTGATACCTGCTGACGTCCAGCTGTCGATTGTGCTCGTCGAACCAGTCCCGTCCGTTGAAGTACGCGTACATGCAGAATCCTTTGTGGCCGTCACGAGGGACGAGGCTGATCTGGTAGTGCCCGCGTTCCGGGCGCTCTTTCTTAAAGGAGCGCCATTGTTCGTTGTCATGTTTGTTCATTGCTGCTCCTTGATCTCTTCAATGTCCTGCCACTCGATTCGGACGTGCGCGAGGCAGGCGCCTATCCAGATGCCGACCGTGATGCCCTCGGCAAACTCCTCGTCCGTCACACGACCGGCTTTGTGAGCATCCGCAAAGGAGGCTGCATACTTGTTCAGACGCTCGTGGAATTTGCCACCGGACAGCGTTTCTAGTTTTCTTCGCGCTTTTTCATCGCGCACTCGGTACTTCATTCGATCAGTCCTTCCTCTTTCATGACGCGGACAGGCTTCAGGGGGTGCTTCATGACGTAGTGAAGCGCCTGGTCCATCTCTTTGTAGGAGAAGCCCTTGAATAGCTCGATAAGGTTCGGCAGCAGGGCTTCGGCTTGCAGCAGGTTTTCTTTCGCGATCACGTGCTTCTCTTGCCAGATGCGCCAGGCCGCATCGACTTGGCGCCATGCCGGCTCAATCTCACGTCTGAACTCTTCGCCTTCTTCGAGGTCGTAGGACAGGCGGTCAGCTAGAAGTAGAAGCCCAATCAAATAAGCCCACGATTCATACGTGGGCTCCGTTCTGAAGGACTGCAGGTGAATGCGGTAGTCGAGCTCGATGTTTTTCGCGGAGCGGTCTGAAAGCCCCTTGTTCGCTGATATGTCGAGCATGTCGAGGTAGCCGATGCTGTGTTTCTTCGGGTTGTATTTCTTTGTCCGCTTTTTCTTGGCTTTCATTCCTTGTTTTCCTTGAAAATGCAGTGTTGCGGATCGCACGGTGCATTCGGGTTTTGGTACTTGAGACCGAAACCAAGTCCGACAAGAAGTGCCAGTGCGATGAGGATCGTCTTGTACCCGACGGTTATGCCTGACGTCGCGAGCGCCCAGACGATGAAGCAAGTGCCTGCTATGCGAAGGACGACGAAGATCGTCAGCATTACGATCTCCATCGCATTGATGGTTTGCGGGTTCATTCCTCGTCCTCCTTGATCTTCGATAGCAGGAACGTCTTGAGCACGAGTGCAGCATCGTCTTGTGAAACCTTGCTCACGTCATCGGTCACTTTCTGAAAGATCGGTTTTGCTGCTTGGTTCAAGATGATGCAGGTGCGGGCTTTCTCGTTCGTCGTGAAGTTGACTTCATAATGCCTGCCGTTCACGTAGAATCCGTAGCCCCACATATTCTGAGAGCCAGTAATTTCGCAGTTGAGGCGCTGCATCTGTACCCCTGCCCACTCCGTTTGAGCCTTCTGGAAAGCCTTTGCGTCCGTCGACGCACGCAGAATCGCTTGGCCGATTTGCTCGGCTTCGAAGTGCCAAATGTCGGCGATATAGCCCCCTTCTTTGACTAGGACTCTTACAGAGGCCCCGTGCCTTTCGATAAGCGCTAGAAAGTCGCGATCCTCGTCAAGCGTGTTGTCGTAGTATTCCTTTACCCATGGCATGCCGACGATCTCGGCAATCGCGGCCTGAGCGGCCTCATCAATTTTTACTGTCTGGCTCATTCTTCGGTCTCCCACAGAGCGTATCTGGCGGTCACATCCTTATGCCCAAAGGCGTTTAGCCGGCCGTCCCAAAAAATCGGCAGCCGGTGGAACGAGCCGAACGGGATGAAGTCGTGCCCGTCGAAAACCGCAAACCCCTGAAAAAGCGTCTTGCCGTAGTACGGTTCCGGTGTGCCAGTGTTTTGATCCTTTTCTTTGACTTCGAGCCTGAGCGGCAAGCCGCGCGGCGGCGTCGTGTCCGGGAAGTATTTCCATTGCGTCATGCTTCGTCATCCTCATCCCACGGGCGGAAGCGTTTTACAGGAAACGCAAACTCATAGTTTTCAAACGACTCTCCACTTGGGTATCGCCATTTTCCGTTTTCAAAAACAAGACATGTTTTCATTTGGTTGCATTCAACCCGCATCAAGACTCCCTCCGGCGGCTCGACTTCGGGGAAGGAGTTCCAGCCGTGCGGGTTGTATTCCCTTAACGATTCGAGCATGTCAGACGTTACCTCTAACATGAGGTGCGGATTCTTGCTGAAGTGCAGAAAGTCAGGTTCTGAGGATTGCGTTGTGTAGTACGGAAGTCTTCCCAACATCCGGGATAACCCCCCGTTACTGATCTCGTCGAGCTTCTTCTGCAGCTCGCGGTCTTTGAGTCTGAATCTCATTTGTTTCTTCGTGCGAAAAGCCCCAGATCAAACGCAGGCGTCTGTTCGGCGGGCACCGTTTCAGCGATGGGTTGGTCGACGGTTTCCTCGCTTTCTTCAGCGGTTTCTTCAGTGTCGTCATAAGCAAACATCAGAGCACTGATTTCGTTGCTTTCGATTTTGGCTCGCTCGATTGTGAGTGCGTAGTTGCAGACGGAATGGGCGATATTCTGGAGGACTTCCTTGTGTTCGCTTTTGTGGCTTTCGAAGGCGATCAAGAGAGCAGATTCGACGAGGAGAGAAGTGTCGATGTCGTCGATCCGGTTGTCATACTGATTGTTGATGTCGAACAGAGCGGACCGGATGATTTCATGGGAGGTTGCTTTTTTAAGCATGAGCTTCTCCTTGTGGAGATAAGGGGTTAATTGTTTTCGTGGATTTCGTCGTCAACGACCGGGGCTTCGAGATACTGCTCTGAAGCGGTGCCTTTCTCGATGAACTCGCCTTCGATGAAGTCCTGCTGCGTTACTGCTTCGCCACGGTCCGACTTCTCGTCGATCTCGACTGCGCGAACGGCCTCGATGCTGACGGGGAGATACTTGAAGAGGCGACGGATGACGGTGTTGTGGGTTACCGCCATGTTGTCGCCGCAGAGGTAGGTTCTGGACGGACTATCAACAGCGATGCACTTCGTCGGGACGCTTTCGATTTTTTCGATGGACTTGATCCCAAGGTACGGATTGATCTTTCTGCCCTGATAGTTCGCGGCCTTTCGAGCTAGGTGGAACGGGTTGAAAGACGGCTTCCATTCAACTTGGTACGTAGGGAACTTCTTGGGGAAGCCGTGCTCGTACACGACAGCCATGAAGTCTCGTTTGTGCGGGCATTCTCCAAGAGAACACGCAAGCTCGAACACCGAGTCTCGGAGTTTTCGGTCCGACGAGCAGAAGCTTGCTCGTCCACGTTCCTTATCGCAATGGCCGTCAGAATCAAGCAACCCAGCAAGTAATGCCTTACGCTGTTCAATCGAGCTTCTCATGTATGCGTCAGGAATATGCTTATTCAGAATGAGATTCATGCCGAGAAGTTTTGTTCTCATTCCGTCAGTAGCACCTACTGTGACGGCTTCGGATCGGCCATCTGAACGAATCGTCCCAACAGAAAATCCTGCGGCCTTGATTGCTTCCATGACGTGCGGAAGATCTTCTTTCGAACACGTGATCTGTGCGCCTCTGGCAGAACCATCGCCAAGCCAGTAGCCAAGGATGTACGGATCAAGCGGTAGATTGGCTTCCGGGAGAGCCAGTGCTCCTTGAACCGGGATCGTCACTGATAGCCCATCCTCTTTGGCTTCATACATCTCATTTACGGTCATTTCTCTGTACGGCTGTTTCCAGGCATTGCTGCCTCCCTTTCGTGCTAGCCAACGATGTTCATCGTCACAAACTACAGAGCTACCATTTGAGAACGTGACACGGAAGCAAGGAAGGTGCTTTACCTCAGATATGGCGGTAACGGTTGTCACCTTGCCATCCTTGTCGAAAACCCTGTCGCCCTTTTGTAGAGCCTCCATCGTTGTCCATCCGTCCGGCGTCGGGATGCGCGTGTCGAGAGCAAGCCCTTTCTTTGCCATCTCGTCCCAATGCGAGGACCAGGGGCCAGAGGTGCCGGCTTTTGAGGTCTTGCGCACAGCTTCAATCTCGGCGCGAGACATAACCTCGAATTGAACCCCGCCGCCCTTGAGCTTCGCGACGGCATAGACGTGAGTGACCTTTCCTCGATCCGCAACCGACGCAGGGATGTGCTCGATGTCCGGATCAAGACCGAGCTTGTAGTTGAAGGTGTCCTGTTCGTGCACGCAGTATGCGGAGAGGCTTACGATCTGTCCGGATCGACGTGCAAGGTCGATCATTCCTCGGTAGCCGATGATGAGCTGGGCGTTCGGACGACCAGACTTGTCTTTGCCATTCCCGAAGGGCAGCAGGTAGCAATGCCCGAGCGCGGAACCTGGCTCAAGGCCCAGAGCTGCGCACTGGAGGACAGCGCCGTAAAAGCTCTCAGGGGCGCACTTCAGAAGAGCCGGTGCCTTGCGGCACTCAGTCATGACGATGCGCGTCAGGCGATCAGCAGTCATGCTCTTCGGAAGTGCCAGGGCCATCTGCGCCTGAAACTTTTTCGAGCGCACGACGTCGATGACGGTTGCGGCTTTGACCTGTTGCACGACGGTGGTCTGTGCGGCGGCAGGTGCGACCTGCGATTTGAGAACGTCAGTAGTTGACATGAGTTTCCTTTTTAAGCGAGTCGAAGGATTCGGGTGGAGGTGGTCTGTACGAAATCTGCGTACAGGTCAGGGTGTTCTTTCTTGAAGGCGGTGGAGGAGAAGCGAGAGCTGTTCTGCGCCTTGAACGTGACGGCCTTTTGACCGCCGATCGTGAGGCCTGTCTTTTCACCGATGGCGAGGATCACACGAGAGGCGACGGCCTTCTCTTGCTCCTGAAGCTCTTTGATCTGTTCTTTGATCGTTCGGAGCTCGCCGATGTCGGCAGCTTCGTCGTTACTGGCTTCTTTCAGCTCGCCGTTGTCTCGGGAATAGAGCTTCTTGATGTCGTCGACGTTGATGGGGTCGGGGGCGACGTCAGCAAGGACCTTCTCAAACCAGAAGACTCGGCATTTTTCGACGATGGCTTTGATCACGTCCTCGTCGCGCTGCACTTCGTACATTCGGAAGTCCTGGCCGCCGATGAGAACAGCGACATAGAACTTCTTGATTCCGGTAACGGCCATGTACCACTGAATTTGCGTTTCGTAGTAGAGCGGAATCTGGTGCTCGGTGACGACATTGCCGGACACGATCTCAGCTTCCTGCGAAGGTCCCCACTTGTCAGCCATGAAGGCGTTGGCGGTCTTGCATTCAAGGCCAACGTCGGTCGAAAGCATGAGGCCTGTTTCGGCTGCCTTTTCGGGCTTGTGGACGCGGACCGTCTTAGCAATCTGCTCGTTGACGATCGCCCGGTCGATGTTGCCGCGCATCCAGCCTCCCTCGCCGGTTGAGAGGAGGAAGTTCACGCGTTGAATTTTCATTCCGGTTCGCTTGCTGAACTCTTTTGCAACCACATCTTCAAGCGTGGTTCCCCAGTAGGCTGCTTCGCCTGCCGGTGAGCCTTTGGTCTTGCCGGTCTTCTCTTCCCACAAGCTCAATGGCGTCTTGTAAGGGTTGAGTCCGAGGACCGTTGCAACGTCTGAGCCGCCGATGCCCTTCGTGCGTTCTTGCAACCAGGCATCGCGTTCCATCTCTGCAGTCTTAATTGCTGCCATTCAAAACTCCTTGAAAGAGCGCGGCCGCGACAATTGCGAGCGCTCCTACGAGAACAACGACCTTCCAGATCAGCGAGGGTCGTTCACACGAAAAAGGCTCGACGTTCTGCCGAGCCTGCTTTGCTGCGCGCCGCTGTTCGAGCGGTCGCTTTCGAGTAATTCGTTTCATGTCGAAATCCTGTGGAATGTGGTCGATGATGCGGACCGGATCGGAGAAGCTCATGCTGCTTCCTCCTCGCGCTCCTGCCAGAGCACGCGAAGCTCCTCGAGGCAGTCCTCCATGATGTCCTTGTCGAGCCCCGCGTCGTTGGCTGCTTCGGTGAACTCTTCGATCGTGACGAGCTCGCCTCCAGCTGTAAGCGTGTCGAGATCGAGCTCGTACCCGTCAATGAGGATCGGCTGTTCGTCCGGATACTCGTCGTACACTGACGGGACGCCGCCCATGCCGAAGTAAAAACCGTTGCTCATGCGAAGTACCTCAATGCGATGACCGTGAGACCGATTGCGACGATGCCGCCGATCGTAAAAAGGCGATGGCCGAACGCGATGGTGTCTTCGGACGTAGGCTCGTACTGGACGAGCTCGTCGGCGCTGCGGCCGGTGAAGAAATCGAGAAGAGACATAGCTTTCTCTCCGGTTGGGAAAATGAAAAAAGGCATTCAGATGCCGCCGAAGGAGAGACACCATCTTTCGATGGCCGGCGGCACGTGAATGCCTTCTGGTTGGTTGGTGAGTGAGTGAGGGAGCCGGGGTGAACGCAAAAGCCTCTCGTCTGCAGATGCCCCGACTTTGGGATCTGGCCTAGTGAGCCGCCAGATCGGCACATATCTGCGTCATGCCGTTTGCCCTCGAAGTCGTTACGGAAGTTCGTCCAGGACGCACTGGACGTTGCAGGCGACCTGCTCGTACTTCTCAGCGAGAGGACAGTGGATCACCGTCGGCTCGGTCTTCATGTAGAAGTAGAGAGCCGCCGCGTTCGCGATGCTCATGAGTGCAAACGCATGCACGTCGTTCTCGCCGCAGGTCTCGCGACCAATCGAACGTAGGTAATGCGCAAGCCTGACGTCGAAGTCACTGTTGGTCATCGTCGTCCTCCTCGTCGTCATCGTGGAGCAGGCACATCAGAAGGGCGTCGACGCTGTCGAGCGCTTCGAAGTACGTGTCGTCGTCTCCCCGAAGGAAGGCTGCGGTGGCCTCATCAATGAAGCCCTTGATGTACCCGAGGTAGTCGAGCTTGTCCTTGTCCGTCATTGTGTTCTCCAAATAAAAAGCCCACTCAAGTCGCCTCGCGGTGAAGAAACTTGAGTGGGCCACCTTTCAGTGCGATCATTAGAAGGCCGGGCTCGTCCAGTTCGGCATTCCGTTAACTCACACTGAAAGGTGAAAAAATGAATGATGTGAAAGAAGCGCAGTTCAACAACTCTGCTGCAGTTCTCGGGAAGTTGTTTGATGCACTGCTTGCAAATGGTGCTGTTCAGCTTCCGAGTAAGCGTGCTAACTCAGACTTCAATCACGACCCTGAGGCCGTTAAGAAGGCTGCGAAGTTGGACGCTCTCTATCTTCGGACGCTTCTGGCTGAGCTGACGAAGCCGTCTGTTGAGGCGAAGTAACCTCGCCATCCAGCAACCGGCGTACCTCTAGCAGGTCTCTAGCCATTTTGACGGGGTCGTCAATATGACCGTTGGCGACCCCGTTCAAGATGGCGTCCCATATGAGATCACTTGTTGAAAACATAACTTTCTCCTTAAAAATGAAAGCCCATCCAAACGCTCTCGTTAGAAAGCGCTTGAATCGACTTTCTGCTGTGCACGGTCCCGCGTTTTCCGCAGGCAACCGCTCGGGTCTTCGTGACCTCTGCCTCTCTCGGCTGCATCAGCTACGTCCGCCGCTCCGTGCTTCTCAACACCTGCCACCACGCGTCCGCTTGTTCGCCCGTCGGGTTCAATGGACCTGGCGGGTATGTCTTGCCCTAACTGAAGTTCACAAAACGCTAACTCCGAATTAGTAACCAGATACTAACCGAGGTTAGCAAAGCAGGCAAGTCAGAACTAACCGGAGTTTGTTGTTCTATTGACTTATGTCAACTTCGGTGGAGAAAAACAGTAACGTAGGTAAACAAAAAAAAGCCCGGCATAACCGGGCTTGTGTGATGTGGGAGATTTGTCAGAGTTCTCGTGAGGCGTGGATAGCGCGGCCGAAGATTTGGATGCGGTCGCATTCTTCCTTGACGTAGCGCTCGGGCGGGTAGGCGGGATTGTCCGACGAGACGAGCAGACCGTCTTTGATCTTCCTCAGGCGCTTTACTTTATATGCGCCGTCGATTGCCAGCACGTAGATCTGGCCGTCGATGACGGGGACGGCTGCGGGTCGGCTGTCGACCTCTTCTGCCCACAGGATCTTGTCGCCGCGCGAGAGGGTCGGCTCCATAGAGTCGCCGATCACCTCGGCTACCTTGCAGACAGATGGACTCACATGCTTCGCGATGAAGAATGATTCCGGGAACCACATTGGTTCAGATTCTGTGACTTCTTCCCAGTCGGGATTGTGTCCGTCTCCGGCGGAGAGAACAAGTTTGTACACGGGAATGATGACTACTCCTGGCGGGGTCTTTTCTTCTTTAGGCAAGCAAGAGCGCACCGGCTGGCGATTTTCTTTTTCGCCTTCGCCGGTCGCAAGCCATACGTGTGACACGTTGAAGAATTTCGCCGCCTGCATGAGGTTTTGCGGCGAAATCACTCCCTGATAACACCACTTGGCAACAGCCGCAGAGGATACATCACAGAACCGCGCCAATGCGGCCTGCGTCAGCCCTGCGTCTCGATTGAGCAAAGAGCGCAAGCGTTCAGCAATTTCAGCAGGTTTAGAGCGGTCCATGATGGCCTCCTTTCTACCTAACAAAGGTTAGCACAATAAGAAGTTAGCGGAACTAACCTTAAAATACTAACTTGTGTTAGTATTGGTTGTGAATTTTTAACCCATTGCTAACGCAAGGAAGTAACGAATGAGTGAATGCAACCAGCGGAAGAATCCAAAGCGTCTTTCGCAAGCTACTACATCGCGCGTTATCGATGCGCTGGGTGGCACGAACGCGGTTAGCCGCATGACGGATGTTTCTACAGCTGCAGTGGCCATGTGGCGCAAGCGTGGGATGCCGAAGGCGCGTGTCGTTTTTCTCAGGGAGGTTTATAAGCATCTCCCCGTCATGCGCCTCAAAGAGGTTCGTGAACTTTAAGGGGACGCGATGAGCTACGCCGCAGAAAGATGGGCGCGTAGTCAGAAGGTTGGCAATGCTTCGGCGAAGTTCGTGCTGATTGAACTGGCGAACGCGCTCAACAAGGATGACGTTGAGTGCTATCCAGGCATCGACACGCTTGAGGAATCTACCGAACTGAATCGTAAGACGGTGCTTGCCGCGACGAAGCTGCTTGAGGAAAAGGGCTTCATCAAAAAGCGCCGCGCATGCGAAAAAGGGAAACAGCGAATCTATTACTCGTTCCCGGCGTTCAATCCCGCTGACTGGGAGTTCAAAAAGGAAAGTACCGAAAACGGAACTTTGCAAAGTCCCAAATCAGGAACTTACGTCGAGCAAAGTCCCAAAAACGGAACTTTAGAAAGTCCCAAAAACGGTACTCAGCAAAGTACCGAAAACGGGGTTTTGCAAAGTCCCAAAAACGGGCCTGTAACAGGTAATAAGAACAGGGAAATAGAACACGTAATAGAAACACATGAGGACGCCGCGTCGGGAAGCACGCCGCCAAAAGCCAGAACCAAGAAAGGCGAGGCCTGGAAAAAGTGGATCAAGGTCGAAAAACCGGACGAAGTTCCTGATGACCTCTGGAAGCAATTCGGAGAAATTCGCGCCCTGAAAAAGCGAGCTTTGACTGAAAGTGCGCTTGAGCTTCTTCGATCCGAAGGGGAGAAGGCTCACATGACGCTGCTTCAGGTCATCGAGCATTGCTGCGCCAATGCCTGGGCAGGCTTCAGAGCCTCCTGGTTGACGAGGGCGAATGGTAGCAACTACCGCAAGCCTCAGAACGTCACCCAGACGGCTGAATACCGAGAGCGACTTCAGGCCTGCTGCCGAGGTGAAGGCAGAACCGAAAAACTCGCTGACGACGGCGTAACGATCATTGTGGATTGAGGGAAAGAACATGAAAAAAGCAGAGGGCTTGGTCGGCCTGTTGGGCTTTGCCGAGGGTGAAGAGGAGCGGGTATGCCCAGAGCATGGGCGGTATATCTCGCACCTGACCTACCTGAAGGGAGAGCTCAAGAATGCGAGCGGATGTCCGAAGTGCCGAGCGATCCAGTTGCAGAAGCGGCAGGAAGACGAAGAGCGCGAACGAAAGGAACGTGAAGAGCTTGAAAAGCGCCGCGCGTATGAGCAGACGCTGGACCGAACGGCCATCCCGACCAAGTACCGCTCCAGAACGCTTGCATCCTTCAGAACCGATGGGAACGACCAGAAAGCGAAGGTGCTCAAGATCGCCGAGTCCTACATCACAAAGTTCGACGCGCTTCGCCAGTCCGGCATAGGGATGGTTTTCATCGGCGAATGCGGGACCGGCAAGACCCATCTGGCGTGTGCGGTGCTTCAGGAACTCTTGAGCAAGTGTGCCGGCATCTACACGACGGCGCATGAGATGGGGCAGACGGTTGCTGACTCCTGGGGATGCCGAGAGCCGGGAAAGACGACCGCAGACGTGAAAAGAGCCTACAAAACCTGTCCGCTGCTTGTCGTCGATGAGGTCGCAAAGGAAGACGCGAAGCCGATCACAAAGGAAGTTCTCTCAGAGGTCTTGTACGCCCGCTACGACACTCAGCTTCCGACCATCTGGATCACCAACGCCGATCCGGCGCTGCTGAAGACCGCGATAGGAGAGCAGGAGTACGACCGGCTCAAAGAAACGTGCAAGTTCATCCGGCTCTCGTGGCCGAGCATGCGGAAGAACGACATCGATTTTTAACAAAGGAGGAGTCATGAAAGAAAGTGACGAATATCGCCTCGGACGATCTGCCGCATTGCGTGGTGAGTCGATGGCGAAATACCAGAGCCTCACGGCTCGAATGAATCCCAAAAAGAGAGCAGCCTTCGTGCAGGGCTACTTCGATGGGCAAAAACAAAAGGAATTCACATCAAAGAAATCAAAGTGAGCTGGCAACTTGAGACGGCCTCCGGGGAACCCGTGACGGTCTATCTCTGCCAAAGAACTGGAGAAGGTTTCTCCAGCCCACTCTTTCGACCAAATGGCGAGATGTTCGTCGGGATCGAGACTGACTCCGGATTCTGGGTGGCTGAGGCGCCCGTGGGCGACACCGAAGTCGAGGAACTCAAAGAGATGGCCGTCCGTCAGCTCTGCGAAACATGAACAAAAGGAATGACAGCAATGAATTTCACAATCGAAGGACTCCCCAAGGGGAAAGGGAGGCCGCGCTTCACTCGCAGCGGCCACACGTACACGCCGGACACGACGCGAAAGTATGAAGCGCTCGTGACGGCCAGGGCAAAGGAGGCAATGATCGGCAAGAGAAAGATCGAAAAGCCGAACGCGGTCCGGGTAGACATCCTCGCCATCTTCCCTGTGCCCTCGTCATGGTCTAAGAAACGCCGCACAGCGGCTCTGCAAGGTGTCGAGCATCACGTCTCAAAGCCGGACCTTGACAACGTGCAGAAGGCGATTCTTGACGGCATGAACGGCATCGTGTTTGAAGACGACTCGCAGGTGATCGACAGCCGGACCAGAAAGGCGTACGGACCCGAGCCGGGTGTAAAAGTTTTTATTGACGAGGTGAAGCATGGATGATGCTGACCGAGCTGCCAGAAGCGATGAGTGGATCATGCGTGCGGCGATAGAGGAGAGAAAGCCCGAGGGACCGAGGCCGATCGTAGTGAGCTTGTGTTTGAACTGCGGGAAAGTGATCGAGAGGGTACCTGCAACGGTTGATGGAGTTCGGAATGTTCGACGCTGGTGTTGTGCCGCATGTCGTGATGAATGGGAAGAGGAACATGAACGCTGAAGAAAAGATTCTCGAAGATCGTCTGCTCAACTGGGGACGGTGGAACCAAGACCCAAAGCGGCAGGGACGCTCTCCGCTGTGCGCCTTCATGGAAGCCGTGCCGGACGACGATAAGGACAATGACGCGCCTGTCGAACGGCATGACGGGCCGCCGCCAGTGGATGTCAGCGATGCCCTGCTTGTGCAGAGGGCGTGGGAACGTCTCCCGGTTGCGCCGGAACGCTATAGAAAGGCGAAGATGGTCGTTGGCGTTGCATACGCCTTCCACGTGCCTTTTATGGACCTGAAGCGCATCCTGAGGAAGTATCACCGCATCAATCTTCACGAGCGGGAGTTTGATGGACTGGTAGAGATGGGCAGGAAGATGATTCGAAACAATCTGCTCAAACTCGAAGGAATGCCGCCTAAATGAGTTATACTAAAAGGACAATTTGAAGCTGTGTGATCAGCGGGGCCGTTTTCTGGGATAGGTGTATCTTCAGAAAACGGCATGCCTTTTTGCGTAGGCGGGTTCGAAACCCAGATGTAAGCCTGTAGGAGTGATCCTGCGGGCTTTTTTCGTTTACAACACCGCGCAAGCCTAGCCGGGGACGGAATGTCCCCAGGAAGCTCACTCCGCGCGGTTACCTTTTTGCTACCTTAGGGCAGTTTGCTCCGAGGTCGGGGCGGGGAGAAATCCTCGCCCTCTCTAATTCCTTGGGTTACCTATGAAGAAAGCTATTGTGGCGGCCATTGCGGTCGCCTTTTTCATTTCTACTGCAGCGGAAGCACGAGGTGGTCGTGGGTTCAGCGGTGGACGTTCGTTCTCCCGTCCTGCTCCTACGAAGAGCTATGCACCGAAGCGCACGACTGTTGTGAAGAAGAACACGACCGTCATCCAATCTGCTCCTGCCTCTTCCGGCGGTGGCTTCTGGAGTTCTCTCTTCGGTGCGACCGCAGGATCGATGGCCGGCAACGCTATCTACGATGCTGTGACTGATGACAAGAGCCAGACGCCTGTGCAGGCTCAACCTCAGCCTCAGCCCGCTCAGTGATGGGGCGTCGAATGAGCGACGGAGAGCTTGGGTCCTCCCGGGGCTTTTTGAGGTCTGCGGGTCGGACGAGCCCCGAAAACGGTCTAGATGCAATTTTCAAAAGGGTGTTCATGAACATTTCACTTTACGCTTTTCGTGAACGGTTTACGCTTGCCAGGCTCTGCCGGTATTGAAGCGAAAGCGCGAACGCGTGAAGATGGAATTACCAAACAAACTGAGGTGTTGGCATGGCGAACGATGGCGTCAGCATGCGAGAGTTTGCGCGCCAAGTCGGACGTAGTGCCGCATACGTTAGCGGGAAATGCAAGACTGGCGAGCTGCCTCTTGTCGACGGAAAAATTCCGTTAGAAGAAGGCCTGAAAGCCTTCAAGGCTCTGGTCAAGTCTGAAGAACGAAAAAAGGCGAGCCGCCGCACGTCCAGAAAGACCGTGGATGTGTTCACGGGCGATGACGAGGACGACAAGCAAATATCGTCCGCGCTGAACGTAAACGAAGCGTTCAACAAGGCCCGGCTCGCAAAAGAGGTCGCGACCGCAAAGATCAAAGACCTCGAATACAAAAAGCTCAAGGGCGAGTACGTAGCGGTTGCTGATGTTGAGGCGGACGCGAGAGAGGCGGCAGCAATGCTCCGCAACTTCGCGATCTCCGCCCCGACTCGTTATTCAGCGCTGCTTGAAAACAGAACGCAGCGCGAAGCCGAGGAAGTCCTTGAGGACATCTTCCGCGACCTATTGAAAACGATCAACGACTCGCACTTTGCAAAGGGGGGATGAGATGGGCATTTGGTCCAAGGCGTGGGCGCAAGCCTGTCGCCCGATCTCTCGTTTGACTGGGAGCCAGTGGGCCGACAGGTTTCGCGTCGTCGCTTCCGGTACGTCTCCTGAAGCGGGCATGTGGCGTACAAGCCGAACGCCGTATTTGCAGGAGCCAATGGATTCAGCAACGGATCGACGGACAGAAATGGTCGTCATGTGTTGCTCTTCACAGCTCGGCAAGTCGGAGATGCTCCTGAACATCATGGGCTACTACGCCGACCAGGAGCCTGCTCCTCAGCTGATGCTTCAGCCGACCGTTGAAATGGCCGAGGCGTTCTCGAAGGAGCGCATCGAACCGATGTTCCAGAACTCCCCGGGGTTGCAAGGCAAGCTCGAAGAGGGGAAGGACGGTCGAGGCTCAGCGAAAAAGTCAAGCACGACAATTCGCATGAAACATTTCCCGGGTGGCTACCTTGCCCTTGTCGGCGCGAACTCACCGGCAGGGCTTGCCTCTCGTCCGATCCGCGTCCTTCTTTGTGACGAAGTGGACCGATACGGCGTGACGAAGGAAGGCGACCCTCTGAAACTCGCCATTCAGCGAACTCAGAACTTCGGGAACAGAAAGATCATTTTGGTCAGCACGCCGACCATCAAAGGCGCGTCGAAGATTGACGACTGGTACGAACGAAGTGATCAACGTCGATTCTTTGTCAAGTGCCCGCATTGCGGTGAGGAACATATTCTGCAATGGGCAAACGTGACCTGGCAGAAAGACGACGAAGGGAATGCGCTGCCGATGACAGCAAGCATGCACTGCCCTGAGTGCGGATGCATTACGCGAGGCGCTTACAAGCCCGATCCGAAGCTGCTGCAGAGCGGGCGTTGGATTGCAACGAACCCAGGCAGCAAGATCAAGGGCTATCACGTCAACGCGCTTTACTCGCCGTGGGTGAACCTTCACGACCTTGTGGAGGAGTTCGTTTCCGTGAACCACAACAGGGACAAGCACGGGCTCATGGAGTTCGTGAACTTAAAGCTCGGCGAGGCGTGGGAAGAAATCAACCCAGACGCTGACAACTGGGAGCAGTTGTACAACCGTCGAGAAAGCTATCCGACAAGCGGCGTTCTTCCGGACGGCGTTTTGCTATTGACCGCAGGTATCGACGTTCAGCACGACCGTCTCGAGTGCTCCGTTTACGGATGGGGCGTCGGTCGGGAGTGTTGGGGCATAGAGCACCGCGTGCTCTACGGCCGCCCGGACGATCCGCGAACTTGGCAACAGCTCGATGCGGTCCTACAGCGTCAGCATTCGATGCCAAATGGCGTCAATGTTTCGGTCGCTTGTGCCTGCGTCGACTCTGGTGACGGTACCTACACGACGAACGTGTACCAGTACACAAAGGCCAGAGAACGCATGCGCGTCTTCTCTGTGAAGGGGCGCGGCGGCATCGGTGTCCCGTTCATCAACACGCCGACGAAGAGCAACGCGATGAAGGCAACGCTCTTCACGCTCGGTGTTGACAGCGGGAAGTCGCTCGTTATGAACCGGCTTTCCGTTCAGGAACCTGGTCCGAACTTCGCGCACTATGCGGCGCAGGAGGAGAGGGGTTTTTCTGAAAACTTCTTCAAGCAGTTGACCGCTGAGGTGCTTGAAAAACACTTTGAAAAAGGCGTCGTGAAAATGGCGTGGAAGAAAATCCGCGAAAGAAACGAAGCCTTGGACTGCGCGGTCTACGCGACTGCTGCTCTCGAATTGCTGAACCCGAACTTCGAATATCTCGCCGATTTCTACCAGAACGGCGGGGCACTCAAGCAGCAGACCGCTCCGCGTAGGTCGCGCGGAACCCTTTCAAAGGGGATCACCTTGTAAAGGAGTTGAAGCCTAGTGGCACAACAGAAAACGCAGATCGAATACGTAAATGTGGACGATCTGAAGGCGTATGAGCGTAACGCTCGAACGCACAGCGACGAGCAAATCAAGCAAGTCGCAGAGTCAATCAAAGAATTCGGTTTTACAAACCCTGTTCTCATTGATGAAAACAACGAGATCATTGCAGGACACGGTCGAACAATGGCCGCGAAGTCGATCGGCATGAAGGAAGTGCCGGCGATTCGCCTGAATGGGCTCACAGCTGCGCAGAAGAAAGCGCTGCGCATTGCCGACAACCGGCTGGCACTCAACGCCGGGTGGGATGAGGAGCTTCTCCGCATCGAGCTCGGCGAACTTCAGGAACTTGACTTCAATTTGGATGTCATGGGCTTCTCAGACGAGGAGCTCGACCTTCTGCTTGACGGAACCGGCTCGATTGATGACGACGAAAGCCACGGGCAGGACGCTGAGGAAATCGCGGAACCGTCTGAAGACCCTGTTGTCAAGCCCGGCGAACTTTGGCTCTTGGGCGACCATCAGCTTTTATGCGGAGACTCAACGCGCATCGATGAGCTTGTTCGCTTGTGCGAAGAAGGCAGCGTCGATCTGTATCTGACCGACCCGCCTTACAACGTCGCATACGAAGGCAAAACGAAAGACGCCCTGACGATTGAGAACGACAACATGTCGGACGAGGACTTCAGAAAGTTCTTGCTTGACGCTTTCTCTACTGCGGACTTCGCCATGAAGCCCGGGGCATCTTTTTACATCTGGCATGCGGATAACGAGGGATACAACTTCCGAGGCGCGTGCCGCGACAACGCTTGGAAGGTGCGCCAGTGCCTTGTGTGGAACAAAAACTCTCTTGTTCTTGGTCGTTCTGACTACCAGTGGAAGCACGAGCCGTGCTTGTACGGCTGGAAGGAAGGCGCGGGGCATGCCTGGTACTCGGACCGTAAACAAACGACGGTTCTCGACTTCGATAAGCCGTTGAGGAACGGGGATCATCCGACGATGAAGCCGGTCGATCTTTTCGAATACCAGATTGGCAATTCGACTAAGAAAGGCGACGTCGTGCTCGACAGCTTTGCCGGCTCTGGCACGACCGTCATTGCTTGCGAGAACACTGGTCGTAAGGCTCGGGCGATGGAGCTCGATCCTCGTTACTGCGACGTCATCATCAAGCGTTGGCAGGACTTGACGGGAGAGGACGCGGTTCGTGAAGACGGCGTGACGTTCAACGACTGCAAGTAATCACAAACAAAGGAGGCATCGAAATGTCTTGGATCACCATAGACGAGGCCCGCGCGAATCTGAAGATGTGGCTCGATGCCGAACGCGCGGTCGCCTCTGGCCAGTCGTACAAGATCGGCACCCGCAGTCTGACGAGAGCCTCGCTTTCGGACATTGCGGCTCGCATCAAATACTGGCGAAACGAGATTGACAAGCTCGAAAACGGCCGCAAGGGGGCGCGTGTGATGCGTGCCGTCCCTCGCGACCTGTAAGGAGGCTTGCAAATGAATTTGCTTGACAAAGCAATCAGGGTGATCAGTCCTGAGCGCGCGTTGAAGCGCTTCGAGGCTCGAAGAAAGCTCGAAATTCTGAACTCGGGCTATTCGCGGCACGGTGGCTCATACGCAAAGAAGTCCCTGATTGGATGGCTATCCGGCGGGAGCGACGCAGACGCGGACATCGTGGACAACCTGGAGACGCTTCGCAATCGATCGCGCGACCTCTACATGGGGTCGCCTCTTGCAACCGGTGCACTCAAGACCGTTCGAACGAATGTGGTCGGCTCCGGGCTTGCGCTGAACGCCCAGGTCGACGCGAAATTCCTCGGCCTTACCGAGGAGCAGGCGAAGGAATGGGAAGAGAACACCGAACGCGAATGGCGTCTGTGGTCTGAAAGCGTGAACTGTGACGCCGAGCGCCGGCAGACATTCTTTCAGCTTCAGTCCTTGGTGCTCCTTTCTGCGCTGATGAGTGGCGACGTCTTTGTGACGATGCCGATCATTCCGCGTAAGGGATGTGCCTACGACCTGCGCATTGGCCTCATCGAAGCCGACCGTGTGTGCGACCCGAGGAACCCGCCGACGACAGCAAATGTCCTCGGCGGCATCGAAGTCGGAACTTACGGGGAGACCGTCGCTTACTGGGTGGCGAAACACCATCCGTGCGCGATCCCTCGCATCGGACAAGACCTGCAGCAGGAATGGAAGCGCGTGCTTGCGTTCGGTACGACGACCGGGCGTCGAAACGTTCTGCACATCATGGCAGACGTAGAGCGTCCGGCACAGCGCCGAGGCGTGCCGATGCTTGCTCCTGTAATCGAGGCCTTGAAGCAACTTTCCCGATATTCAGAGGCAGAGCTGATGGCGGCGGTCGTGAGCGGCATGTTCACAGTCTTCGTCAAGAGCAACACGCCGGATTCTCCTCTGGGGCAGGCTTTCAATCCCGCGCTGCAAGTCGACAAGGACCCGAACGCCTATGAGATGGGGAACGGCTCGATTGTCGCCCTTGATGAAGGTGAAGAGGTTCAGATTGCGGACCCGAGCAGGCCGAATCCCAACTTCGATCCGTTTGTTATCGCGATCTGTCGCCAGATCGGTGCGGCGCTTGAGATTCCTTACGAGCTTCTCGTGAAGAACTTCACTGCATCCTATTCGGCTTCGCGTGCTTCGCTTCTCGAGGCTTGGAAGATGTTCCGCATGCGCCGTGAGTGGCTCGTGGGGAACTTCTGTCAGCCGATCTACGAGGAGTGGTTGACCGAGGCAGTTCTGAAGGGACGTGTGCAAGCGCCCGGCTTCTTTGACGACCCGGCAATCCGTGCCGCTTGGTGCGGTGCGGACTGGTACGGCGACGCGCAGGGACAGCTTGATCCGCTGAAGGAAGCCAACGCGGCGAAGGTCCGTGTCGATGAAGGCTTCAGCACTCGCGAACGTGAGGCTGCAGAGCTGACCGGCATGAAGTATGACCAGGTCCACGCGGTGCGCAAGCGCGAGGAGGCCATGCGTAGAGAGGACGGTCTGAGCGCGACAGCTCCGGCTCAACCAGTGACGGAACCGGAGAAGGAGGAAACAGATGAGGAATAAGTTTTGGAACGTAAAGACCGAGGGGAAACGGGCGCAGCTCGATCTCTTCGGTTATGTCGGCGGGTCGAAGGACGATCCGTGGGGGAAGGGCTTCAATGAGTCTGAATTCCTCGCGGACTTCCGAAAAATCCCGTCCGATAGCCCTCTTGATATTTCGATCAATTCGTTCGGCGGGGCTGTTTATACGGGCTTGTCCATTTATTCGCTTCTCAAGGCGCATAAGGGACAGATCACCTTCCGGATTGACGGCGCTGCCATGAGTGCCGCGACGATCATCACGAGCGTGCCGGGCGCGAAAGTCGTCATGCCGAGGGGATCGATGATGATGATCCACAAGGTCAGCTCTGTTGCTATCGGTACGACGGACGACATGAGGAAGGCGGCCGACGACATGGAGAAGCTTGAGGAAAACCTCATCAACATCTATGTCGAAAAGACTGGTCGCACGGTTGATGAGATCAAGGGAAAGGTCAACGCCGAGTCCTATTTCACAGCAGAAGAGGCTGTGGAGTTTGGTCTGGCTGACGAGATTGATGAAACAACGGAAGTCAAGAATGTGGCTTCTGGCGGCTTCGTCATGTTAAACGGCCTGAAGGCAGATTCGCGTTTCTTTGCGAATGCGCCGAAGGGCTTCATTCACGCGGAACAGCCCAAGGCATCCGCAGTTCAAAAGGAGGTTCACAAGATGAATCTGGAAACGTTGAAAGCGGAACATCCTGACTTGGTGCAGGCGATCCGCGAAGAAGCTATTGCCGAAGGCGCTACGAATGAACGCGCACGCATCCAGGCGATCGAAGACATCGCTGTCGCAGGTCATGAAGACCTTGTGAACGCAGCGAAGTTTGACGGCAAGACGACCGCAGAAGCGCTTGCAGTTCAGATCCTGAAGGCCGACAAGGCTCGCGGCGCACAGATGCTCAAGGATCGCAAGAGCGACGCGAAGGCTCTTGAGGGTATCGAATCGGAAGGCAATGAAGGCCTTGATCCGAAGGCAGAAGCGAAGGCAAAGCTGGACGCCGAAATGAAGGCGGCCATTGAAGCAGGTGCGCGCGCCTTCGCTCGCAAGTAAAGGAGGAAGAAGAAATGGCAATGCAAGAAACTCATACGACGACTGTCGACAATCTTTTCGCTGCGTCGCAGATCATGCCGGTTGTTGCTGACAGCATGATGGTCAAGACTAGCCAGGGCGTGCTCAAGCGCGGCGCTCTGCTTGATAAGGACGGCACGCTCTGCAAGGTTGACTCTGGGAAGACGACGATTTCTGCAGTGTATGCAGTCCTTGCCGAGGACGTGGATACGGCTTCCGGCGACAAGGTCGCTGCCGTGTATCTCACCGGCGAATTCAACGAAGATGCTCTTTCTTTTAACGCTGAGAACAGCGCTGCCGTTGCGGACTTCAAGCCGTCTGCTCGTCAGGTCAGCATCTTCTTCAAGCCGAGCATCTAAATCTCAGGAGGGACTACAACAATGGCAATTGATATGTTTACTACTCGCACGATGCTCGCGATGGTCGAAGAAGGCCAAAAGAGCAATTCCACCTGGTTGCGCGATCGCTACTTTACGAATCGCCCGACCTTCCACACCCAGAAGATCGACTTCGACATCATCGGTCGCGGCGGTCGCAAGATTGCGCCCTTCGTCAACCCGAAGGTTGGCGGTGTCGTGCTGACGCGCGAAGGCTTCCGCACGGAAAGTTACGAAGCGCCGGAAGTTTCTCCGATGCGCGTGACGACGGCAGAAGACATGCTGAAGCGCCTGCCTGGCGAAACGATCTACTCCGCAAAGAGCCCGACGCAGCGTGCTGCCGAAATCCTCGGCAAGGACTTGTCCGACCTCGACGACATCATCACGCGTCGTGAAGAGGTCATGTGCGCCGAGGCTCTTTTCCAGGGCAAGGTGACGGTCAAGGGCGAAGGCTACGATGAAGTTCTGAACTACTGGGCTCACCTGGAGACGAAGGAGCAGCCGAAGACTACTTTGGGCACGAAGTGGGACGCTGCTGACGCCGCCCAGATCATGGGCGATCTTCGTACGCTTCGTCGCACGATGATTCAGTCCGGCGGCTTTACGCCGCACGAGCTGATCTGCGGCTCGAAGGTGCTTGATACGATCCTCGATAAGCTCACGACTGCCAATCAGCTCGATACGCGTCGCGTCGACATGGGCGCGATTGATCCGCAGCACTTGCCGAATGGCGTGACGTACTGGGGCTATCTCAAGGACTCCGGTCTTGACATCTACTCTTATGACGAGTGGTACACGGATGACGCCGGCAAGGAACAGCCGATGGTTCCCGAAAAACTCTGCATGCTCGCAAGCCCGAACGCGAAGACGATGCTTGCTTACGGCCTGGTTTCCTTGACCGGTGATGATGCGGTCAAGTTCTACGAAGGCGCTCGTGTCCCTGATTCTTGGGTTCAGCGCGCCAACCCGTCTGGTCGTATTGTGCAGATCAAGAGCCGTCCGCTGCCGATCATTCAGCAGATTCACGGCTTCCACGTCATCGAAGCTCTCGCTTAAGAGCGACAAAAACCGAATTAGGGCAGGCAATACGACCTGCCCTTTTTCGTAGGAGGGACAGAAATGAAAGTTGTTCTTTTAGAAAACCTTCTCATTTCCGGCAAACGCTACACGGCAGGTGAGGAGATCGAGGTTGACGAGACGGTCGGCCTTCAGCTTCTCAAGGAAAATCTGGCGCTTGTCGGCGTGAATGAGGTCGAGGACGCCCCTGTCGAAGAAGCTCCATTGCCGACGCCGGAAGCTGCTTTTGCTCCGATTCCCGAAGCAGAAGATGAGCCAGAGGTTGAAGTCAAGCAACCTGTCAAGCGTCGCACGACGAAGAAGGTGGCGGGATGAGTGCCTTCAAGGATTTCGTTGCTGCTGACGTGCAGAACGTCTTCATCAACCTCGACGAGTTTGCCGAGGAGCACGAAATCGGCCATGAGGTTGTGCCGTGCATTCTCGACAAGATCATCACGCAGGCGAACGGCGACGATTCATACCTTGGCGTTTTTGTCAACCAGCTGACGATCTACGTCGAAGTCGGCGTGATTGAAACGCCGGTCGAGGGCGAGCTTCTCAACATCGACGGCGCGCTTCATCTTGTCAAGTCCGTCAGCAATGAGGGTGGCGTGCTCGTCATTGTGACGGAGGCGAATGAGCAATGAGTAAAGCGCTAGAGGTCATCGTTTCCGACGGACAGGGGCGGTACAAGGACGCTCTTGAGAAGGCCGCTAAGTTGCTCTCGGAAGTTCCGAACGGATACGAGGCTGCCGTCAGTCGTTCGATGAATCGTGCGGCCACTGCCGGACGCTCTGCCGCGGTCTCAACGATCCGGCAGGAGTACACGATCAAGGCCTCAACGGTGCGCCGTAACTTCTCCATCCATAAGGCGACGCGCTCAGACCTTGAAGCGCTGGTCACGAGTAAGGGGCCTCGCATTCCGTTGGTGAATTACAAGACTCGTCCGAAAACCGACACGACCGGCAATACACGAAAGCCGGTGCGCGTCGCCGTTAAGGCACGGGGAGGTTTGAAGCCATTGGGGAAAACGTTTGTCTATCGCGGAAGGATTCTTCAGCGATTGGGCACAAGTTCGCTTCCTGTGCAAGAGGTTTATGGTCCAGCAATCCCGGTGCTGTCTGGGAATAACGAGGTCGTAGACAACGTCGAAAAGGCGATGCAGGAGACCTTCCTCAAGCGTCTGGATCACGAAACCGGCTATCTCCTCGGCGGTGGAAACATCAACAAATACACAAAACACAAGGGGTGATGCGGATGGTTGAAAACGAACTGACGCGCGCGATCCGTGAACTGGTCGCGGAGGCCGTGAAGAACTTCTCGCTTCCAACGAAACCAGAGCGCGGCTCTGCAGAGGGCGATCTTCGTGCTCCGCAGGTCGTCAACGGGTATCTGCCGCCGAAGCGTACCGGACAGAAGGACGACTTTCCTTTCGTTCTTGTCCGAGCCGACGAAGGTGCGACAGACCAAGACTCAACCGAGGTGAGTGTTTCGATCATTGTCGGGACCTACTCCGAAGAGTACGACGGGCACGAATACTGCCTGAACGTTATGTCCCGCATTCGCACTGCGCTGTGCTCCTTGCCGGGGATGACCTTGGCTAATCGATATCGGCTGAAGCATCCGATCAAGTGGAGCACCTATGCGGAGCAGCCCTATCCGTACTGGCAGCTCGACATGCAGACGACGTGGGACATCCGCACGCCGCAGCCAATTGATAAGGAGGAGGACTTCTGATGACTATGAAGAAACCCACAACTAAAAAGGCGCAAACCGCCGAGGGAAAGGCCGTCGTCTATATCGGCCCGACCCTTGGCGGTGGTGCACTGATGCGCAATGCGGTGTTTCGTGCAGGGGAGTTTCCTCCGCACATCGTATCGATGCGCGAAAAGAGTGAGGCCCTGCGCGGTCTCTTTGTCCCGGTGTCTGAACTGGCGACAGCGCGAAAGCGCATCGGCGTGAAGGGCGACATCCTAAACGCCTATGTGCGTCAACTCAAAAATGAACTCTAAGGAGGTCATCAAATGGCATACAACCACGGGGTAAAAATCTCCGAAGTGCCGACTTCTATCCTGCCGCCGGTGCAGGTTGAGGCGGCCATTCCTTTCATCGTCGGGACGGCTCCGGTCAATATGGCAGACCCGACGAACGTCAATAAGCCTGTTCTCTGCTACTCGTATGACGAAGCCGTTGCGGCTTTCGGCTACGTTCCGCCGGTAGAGGACAGCGTCAGCGGTCTGAAAAAGTACGACTTCACGCTGAGCGAAGCGATCTATTCCCAGTTCGCTCTCTTTGGCGTCGCGCCGATCATTGTGGTCAACGTTCTCGATCCTGCGAAGCACAAGAAGACGGCGACGGCAAAGACGGTGACGCTTGACTCGAAGACCGGCTCTGCAACGATTGCAGAGACCGGCATCATCCTGTCGACCCTCAAGCTTTCTCAAGACGTGACGACCTATCAGGAAGGAACTGATTTCGTAGCGACTTTCAATGACGCGGGGCATCTTGTCATCACGTCGAAGAAGGATGAGGACAGCTTCAAGGTGCCGGTCGGCGCATCGCTGACGTTTGCGGCTGAAAAGCTCGATCCGTCTGCTGTGACGAAGTCTGAAATCATCGGCGGCGTTTCCGTTGACGGTGCAAAGAGTGGCCTTGAACTTGTTGGCGAGTGCTTCCCGCGCTTCCGCCTTGTGCCGGGGCAGATCGTCGCTCCGAAATATTCGAGCGATCCGGAGGTGGCGGCTGTGATGGCAGCCAAGGCAGTCAATATCAACGAACACTTCCGCGCGATTTCCCTTATCGACGTTCCGACGGACACCGTCGATTCCTATTCGAAGGTCGCGGAATGGAAGAACAACAACAACGTCGTCGATGAGGCGCAGGTCACTTGCTGGCCGATGCTTGCCCTTTCCGGCACGGCGTACCACATGAGCACGCAGCTCATGGGCCTTATCGGCAAGGTGGACGGTGACAACGACAGCACTCCGTATGTGTCGCCGTCGAACAAAAACTTCCAGATGACGGCAACGGTCCTCGCGAACGGCAAGGAAGTCTGGCTCGGACCTGAAAACGGCGCTTATCTGAACGGCCAGGGCGTCGTGACGGCGCTCAACTTCATCGGCGGTTGGGTGTGCTGGGGCAACCGAATGGCTTGCTACCCGGGCAACACCGACGTGAAGGATTCCTTCATTCCTGTTCGCCGCATGTTCAACTGGATCGGCAACACGCTTGTTCAGACCTTCTGGCAGCGCGTTGATGCCCCGCTGAATCGTCGTCAGGTCGACACAATCGTTGACAGCGCCAACATCTGGCTGAATGGCCTCGCTGCTCGCCAGTACATTCTCGGCGGTCGCGTGGAGTTCCTTGAGAGCGAAAACCCGACGACGGACCTTATGGACGGAATCGCACGCTTCCATGTGTACGTGACGCCGCCGTCTCCGAATCGCGAGATCGATTTCATTCTTGAGTACGACGCGAGCTATCTCTCGACGCTGTTTGAATAAGGAGGCTTGAATTATGGCAACTGGAAACAAGGTGCCCGAGCGCCTGATTAACTTCCGCGTTTACAACGACGGAAACGACTTGCTCGGCGTCGCGAATGTGGACCTGCCGTCCATCGAAGCGATGAGTGACACTGTCAGCGGAGCCGGGATTGCCGGTGAAGTTGAAAGCCCGATTCTTGGTCATTTCGGCTCGATGACTGCGACCTTCACTTGGCGCACCATCACGCCGGAGCTTGCAAAGCTCGCGAACCAAAAGGCGCATGCGCTTGACTTGCGCGGATCGCAGCAGGTATACGACGCGGCGCTCGGCGAATATTCGTCTGTTCCCGTGCGCGTGTCTCTGCGTGCGACGCCAAAGAGCATCTCTCTCGGATCGTTCGAGGTCGGTTCTACGACGGACAGTGAAACCGAGTTTGAGGTGATTTACATGAAGGTCCTTGTGAATGGCAAGGAACTAATCGAAATCGATAAGTACAACTTCATCGCCAAGTTCGATGGGGAAGACAAGCTCGCCAGCGTTCGAAAGGACCTGGGCTTGGCGTAAAGCACAACGCCGGGGGCGGAATGAGCCGTGCCCCGGCAATCCAAAAACAAAGGAGTGAAAAACATGAAGTACATCCTCTCGAAGGAATATGAGTTCGAAGGCCAGAAGTACACGGAGATTGAGTTGAACCTTGATGTCCTTACTGGCAAGGATGTGTCTGCGGTGAAGCGCGAATGGGCGCGTGCGGGGAATATTTCTCCGTTGGTTGCCGTGGACACTGACTTCTGCGTGTACCTTGCTGCGAAGGCCGCGAAGCTTCCGATTGAGTTCATGGAAAACCTTCCCGCCAAGGACTACTGCGCAATCGGGCAGGAGGTCAGCAATTTTTTGTTAGGGTGATCGGCTTTGCAGAACGGTCTGATCCTGACGACGAGGTCAAGTCGACGGCGGTATCCATCGCACGCGTCATGAAAGGCGGTGCGCTTGAGTGGATGCAAGAGCCGCTGATTGAGCTCGCATCATGGAACAGAACGATAACAAAGCAGCTAGAAGCCGAAGCGAAGGCAAAAAAACGAAAGTGAGTTGCTTATTCTGGGACTTCTGTCCCTTTCAACGGTATGCTGTGAGTACTGAAGGAGGGGATTGGATGTTTATGCGTTTACTGAACGGCGCTGTTGAAGGCGTTATGACGGTTTTGGGTGTGTTGTTATGGGTCGTGATTCTTTTCGGCCTGTACATCCTGATTTTCTAACGCATCCCAAATTTGAAAAGATGGAGCTCGCTTTTGGCGGGCTTTTTTCTTTTGTACGGAAAGCTCGCTTCGGCGGGCTTTGTTTTTGAAAGGAGGTGACCTCATGTCGAAGGTTTACGACATCGCCTTCAAGATCGCGGGGAAGCTTTCCGGAGACTTCGCGAGCACCTTCAAGAAAGGGCAGGAGACCGTCGCCCGCATGGGTGATTCACTCGCTACGCTGAACGCGAAAGCCGCAAAGATGGACGGTCTCGTAAAGGCACGCAAGGCTGTTGGCGAAAGCTCACGAGAGTACATCCGTGCGAAAGAAAAGGTCGCAGCACTCGGAAGAGCAATGAGCGCGACCAGGGAGCCGTCCGCCCAGATGGTCTCCGAATTCAACAAGGCTAAAGCCGCCCTTGAAAAGTCGAAGGCGGCTCTTGAGCGGAATCGATCCGCTCTGCGCGAACTTGACGGTCAGATGGGAACAACTGGCACGCATCTGAGGACGCTTATCGAACGACAGAATGCGCTCGCGCAGTCGGCCGACAGGGCTCGTGCGGCACAGCAGAAGCTCGCGAAGATCAACGAGCGTTTGAGCAAAGCTCAGGGCGTTCAGGATAAGACCAGCGAAATGCGGTCTTCGAGCGCGGGCGCTCTAATGGGCATTGGCGCTACGGTTGCCGCAACCGCTGGTGCTCCGGTCAAGCAGGCGATGAGCTTTGAAGACCAACAGGCTGAGCTCCGAAAGTTCTCGGACGACTACAAGCAAGTCTTCGATGGCATTCAGAAGCTCTCGCTCCAATACGCGAAGAGCACTGAGGACATGACAGCGATGGCGGCGAACGCCTTCCAGTCCGGTATCGCAAAGACGGCTGACGAGGCTCTGAAGCTCGTTGAGATTCAGAACCAAATGGCCATCGCCTTCGATATGACTGGTGATGAGGTCGGTGCTGCATACGCTGACATTCAGTCCAAGATGGGCATCAACATCGAGCAGAGCAAGGCAATGTTCGACATCGTCAACCAGATCGGCAATACCACGAGCGCGTCGGCAAAGGACGTCGTCGAGGTGCTTGCTCGATCCGGTGGTGCCCTCAAGGGCTTGACCGCGATGAATGAGAAGCAGATTGCGGCCCTTGCTGGCTCGTTCCGCTCTGCGTCCGTGTCGTCCGAGGTCGCCTCGACCTCGATGATGTCTTTCATCAATGCGCTGTCATCTGGTGAAGGCGCAACGAAGGGGCAGAAGAAGGCGATGGAAGCGCTCGGCATCGATGCTGGCAAGATGGCGCACATGATGACGTCGAGCTCTGAAAATGCTCAAAAGGCGATTCAGGACGTTTTCAAGCGCATCAACGGTCTGCGTGAAGACCAGAAGTCTTCGATCATCGGTGCTCTCTTCGGTAACGAGGCGGGTGTGAAGTCTGCGGTGGCAACGCTTGCCAAGCAGGGCGACTTGCTTGCAGGCAACTTCGCGATGATTTCCGATCCGGCGCAGTATGCCGGGTCCATGCTGAAAGAGTTTCAGTCTCGTGCCGATACGACGTCGAATTCTCTGCAGATTGCAGGTAACGCGGTCAAGCTAGTCGCCGGCGGAATCGGGACCGCTCTTCTTCCGGCTGTCCGAAAGTCGGCAGAAGCCTTCGTGAAAAGTAGCGAGGGCGTCATCAAGTGGGTGAGTGAGAACCAGTCGTTGATTCTGACGGCCATGAAGGTCGGCGGCGCGATTCTCGGTTCTGTGGCCGCCTTTCATGCGTTACGCCTTGGCTTCGCGCTTTTGGCGAGCCCGGTCATCTCGATGTACAAGGGTTTCCTGAACATCCAGAAGGCAATCACGCTGATGAGGAACAGCACCGTTCTTGCGACGGTCGCGTCAAAGGCTCAGGCCTTTGCGATGGGGGCTTGGAAAATTGCTGTGACGGCTGCGACGGCAACGGCGAAGCTGATGCGGACAGCGATGCTCCTGCTGAACGGAGCCATGAGAGCGAATCCGGTAGGCGTCGTCATTACGGCTTTCACATTGCTCGTTGGTGCCGGGCTTGCTGTCTACAAAAACTGGGACGTGATCAAGGCGAAGGCTGTCGAGCTGTGGAATTCGTTCTCCTCGAACTTCCCGAATATCGCTTCGGTCGTGAAGGCAAACTTTGCGATTGTCGCTGGTGTCGCCAAAAACGTCTGGGGCGTCTTCTCGAACCTGATCGGCTTCGTGAAAAACGTCTTTACCGGACAGTGGTCTGCGGCCTGGGAGAACGTTAAGGGTATTTTCTCGAATGCTTTTCAGGCGCTTGAGGGTATTGCAAAAGCTCCGATCAACGGCGTCATCAATCTGGTGAACGGGGCAATCGGCGCGATCAACGGCATCTCGGTTGATATTCCGGAGTGGGTGCCGAAGTTCGGCGGTCAGACCTTCGGCGTCAACCTTCCGAAGATTCCGCAGCTCGCAGAGGGTGGCATTGCTACTCGCTCGACGCTAGCAAACATCGGCGAAGGCGGAGAGCCCGAGGCAGTCATTCCGCTTTCGAAGCTCTCGTCAATGCTTGGCTCCGGGGTCGGCATGGGCGGCGGTATCACCGTCAATTTCGCTCCTGTCATCAACGTTTCGGGCGGCTCTGGTGATGTCTACGAAGGCGTGAAACGCGGCCTTGATGAAGGTCGCCGACAGCTTGAAAAGGACCTGCGTCGCCTTCTGGCGGATCAGCAGCGTCTGTCTTTTGCATAAGGAGGCGGGAACGTGAAAACGTATGAGACCCGCGCGATGGATACCTGGGACATCATTGCCAAGCGAGTCTATGGCTCCGAGGCGTTGATGGATCAGTTGATTCGCGCGAACCTACAGCACCGGAAGACGGTGTTCTTCAGCGCAGGCGTTGTGCTCAATGTGCCGGACATTGACGCGGAATCGGCTGAGTTTGCCGAGAACCTGCCGCCTTGGAAACGTCAGGAGGGGACGCGATGAGTGGACCTATCCAGACGTACTTGAGGCTCCTCTTCACCGAAGCCGGCAAGTCGGTGTCGGAGGACATTCTGCCGGACCTGCTCTCTTTCACGTACGACGACAAAGAGACGAATGAGGCGGACGAAATCAGCATTACTTTGAAGGACCCGACAGGGAAGTGGGCGAGCAAGTGGAAGCCGGACGGCGGCGAAGTCGTCCGCGCTTACATCGCATCGGGGACGGTTGACGGGAAGAAGGGGCGCGAGCTTTTCTGCGGAAAGTTCTTCGTCGATTCTCTCCGCACCAGTGGCTCGCCTCGTGTCTTCGAGATGCGCGCAGTGTCGATCCCGATGAACACGCCGATCCGACGCAAGATGATCACGAAGGCTTGGGAGAAAAAGACGCTCAAGGGCATCGCTCAGGAGATCGCGGCGGCCGCGAAAGTCAAGCTCCTCTTTGATTCTAAGGAGAACCCGAGCTACGACCGACAAGATCAGAAGGCTGAAAGCAACTTGAAGTTCCTCTCGCGCCTATGTGAAGACGCCGGGCTTTCGATCAAGGTGACAGATTCGCAGATCGTGATCTTCGACCAGGCGTCATACGAGAAGAAAAAGCCCGTCAAAACGCTCACGCTTGGCGTTTCGGACATTCTCTCGTGGGACTTCGAGTCGCAACAGTCTGAGACGTACAAGAGCTGCACGATCTCGTACAGAAACCCGAAGGAAAAGAAAAAATCCTCGGCTGGCGGCTACGCGTCGGACGAGTACGACATCGATGCTGTGCCCGGCAAAAAGAACCCGGCCGTCATGACCTACACCTATGTAGATCCTGACGTCGAGGACAACGGGCAGGAATACCAGATCAAGAAGCGTGCGACATCAATCAACGAGGCGATGCGAATCGCGAAGGCCACGCTGCGCAAGCTCAATCTTCGGAAGATGACAGGCAGCCTTTCTCTTGTCGGTGACACGTCCCTTGTGGCGGGTGTCGTCATCAAGCTCAAGGGATTCGGAAGTTTCGACGGCGGTTTCATAATCGAGAGCGCTTCGCACAGCGTCAGCACTAGCGGCTACGTGACGAGCCTTTCGGTTCGCCGCGTCAACAACAACTACTGAGGAGGTGCGGCATGAACCTATTTGACATGCCAGAGGGGGTGCCGAGCCTCATCAAGATTGGTGAAATCTCGAGCATCGACCCTGCGAAATGCACAGCCCGCGTGGTCTTCGACGACGAGGATAGCATCGTGAGCTACGACCTCCCCGTTCTTCAGCGCAACTCGCTCAAGAATCACGACTTCGCGATGCCTGATATTGGGGAGGACGCAATCGTCCTCTTCTTTGGTGAAGGGCAGGAAGACGGCGTCATCATCGGCTCGATTTACGCGGGCGAAGTGACGCCTCCGGAATCGACGGAGAACCGACGCACGGTGGTCTTCGATGACGATACGCGCGTCTGCTACGACCGCCAGGAGCACAAGCTCACCGTGACGATCGAAGGCACGGAGATCGTGTTCAACCGTCAGGACGGCTCCATTACGGTCCCGAATGCCGTCACGATCAACTGCACAACGGCGACGGTCAATGCGTCGTCGAGCGTCACGCTTGACACGCCGAAAACGGACATTACTGGTGTGCTGAACGTCACTGGACTCATTACAGGGAAGGGCGGCCTTGCCGTCAGCGGTGGTTCTGGCGCGGCAGTGTCCGTTACCGGGGACATGAATCTGCAGGGGCAGGTTGATGCTTCTGGTGACGTTAAGGCAGGCGGCATCAGCCTCATGAACCACGTTCACACTGAACAAGGTGACGGGGCCGACGTGAGCAAGCCGAAATAAGAAAGGAGGGCTTTCCTATGGGCTTGGGTTTCAGCGCAGTTGGCATTTTCGGCAAACTGCCTTTTCTCTGCAGTAGTGCAGTGACATTCACCTTCAAGGACCTGTCTGTCTCGCGCAGCGCCAGATGGGCGACGCACGAAGTGATAGGCAAGAAACCATTACTTGAGTACATCGGACCGGGGCTTACGGAGGTCAGCTTCAATATTCAACTGAACTCGATGTTGGGGACGCCGCCTTTGGCAGCGCTCATTCAGCTCAAGAAAATGCTCGAGAAGAAACAGGCTGAGCGACTGCTCATCGGGCCAGACTACCTTGGAAAGTTCGTCATTGAGTCGATTGGTGAGGAGCGCAAATACCACAACAACTTCGGCATCTGCGTGTCTGCAGAGGTCGGCATCACACTGAAGGAGGCGGCGTAATGGCTCAGTACACAGTGACGCTATCAAGTCAAGTCGACTTCGCGCCGTCTGACGAGGTGCGAGAGATTCTGCAGAACGTGCGGACGATCCTCAGCACGCGTAAGGGCTCCGTTCCTCTGGACCGAGACTTCGGGCTGACGTGGGCGCATATCGACAAACCAATGCCGGTTGCAAAGATGCTGATGCGGTCTGAGGTGATTGACGCGATTGAGGAGTACGAGCCAAGAGCAACGGTCGTGTCTGTCGACTTTGACGAGGACACTGCGAGCGCAATGGACGGCATTTTGAAACCGCGCGTTGTTGTGCAAATCGGAGAGGAGGAATAAGACATGGCTGAAACAATTCCCCGTTGGCACTTGCCGGCGGTTGAATTCCTTGAAACGGACGCCGAGACCATCAAGGCCGAGATTATCACTGGGTACGAACAAGCAAGTGGGCGAACCCTCGCGGCGGGCGACCCAGTACGACTCTACCTTTTGAGCCTTGCTGCCGTCATCATTCAACAGCGCACGGCTGTGAATCTGGCGGCGCAGCAGAACCTGCTTTCATATGCTCAGGACGGCTACCTCGATGCACTCGGCACGCTTTTGAGCGTTACGCGTCTTTCTGAAAGCAAGGCCGTCACGACGATCAAATTCACGCTTTCGCAGGCTCTGGCGACGGTCTACACGATCCCTGCAGGAACTGAGGTGACGAACGGTGTTGTGACATTCGCGACGGACCATGAACTCAATATTGAGAAAGGTAAGCTCGAAGGGAGCGTCACGGCATCCTGCACCGTTGCAGGGACGGTCGGCAACGACTACCTTGCCGGTCAGGTCAACACCATCGTCAAGCCAATGACGTTCGTAGCGAAAGCCGAGAACACAACCATCACGACAGGCGGCTCTGAAGCGGAAAGTGACGAGTCCCTTGCCGAGCGCATTCGACTCGCACCGAACGGCTTCTCTGTTGCGGGGCCTGAGAAGGCGTACGTTTATCACGCGAAGAGCGTGTCGAGCTCCGTGCTTGACGTTTCCGTTACCTCCCCGACACCGGGCGAGGTCGATGTCTATGTGCTTCTTGCGGGCGGCGAATTGCCTTCCAAAGAAACGCTTGAGCAGATCGATGCGTACTTGAGTGATGAAACGCGTCGACCTCTCACGGACTTCGTTCAGGTGCTTGCGCCGAAGGCCGTGAATTACGAGCTTGAGATTCACTACTGGATCAGTCGCGAGGACAGTTCGCGCGCCGAGCAGATCAAATCTGATGTCGAAAGGGCGGTCGAAAAATACCGCGTGTGGCAGCAAGGAAAAATCGGTCGCGACATTCTCCCTGCAAGGCTCATTCAGTACGTCATGCAGGCGGGAGCTTCGCGCATCGACAACCCGACGATGAAGCCAGTTGACTTCCAGAAGCTCGAAAGCGACCAGGTCGCCCAATGCACTGGCGTGAAGATCGTTTACGAGGGCTACAAGGATGAGTAAGGGGCTCGCGGACGTAAGGCTGAGCGACTTACTTCCGGACTCAATTGCTCAAGACGACAACGTCAAGCACAGCGCGACGGCGCTTGACAAGCAGTTGCTCGATATGACGGCGGCGGTTGATCTTCCGTCGATCTACGTCAGCATTGACAAACTCACGAGCACGCAGCTCGACCATGTCGCCTACGGGTGGGATGCGAGCGTCTGGCGCGATTCGTGGCCCGTTGCTTTGAAGCGCAGCGTCTTGAAAAACGTTGTGCGCGAAAAGCGCAAGAAAGGCACGCTTCGTGCTGTCAAGGATGCCGTTTCTTCGATCGGTTCGGCTGCGACCATCAAAGAGTGGTGGCAGCAGGAGCCGAAGGGAACGCCCCACACTTTCGAGATTCAGGCGACGCTTGGAAACATCGACGGCACGCTTGATGCAGAAATGCAGGAGGACCTTTTCGCGCTCATCGACGACGCGAAGCCGGTCCGATCGCACTACACCTTCGTGCTTGTGAGACAGCTCCAGGGCGGCATGGGTGTTGACGGTTATCTGCGCCCGGTAGCTTACGCGCGTATTCGCTCTGAAGAGATTGTCAGCCGTGATATTGATGCGGCTGTCGGCATTTTCGTCGGAGCGCGACCTATTGCTATGCGGTCCCTTGTTGGGCTTGCAAAATAAGGAGGGTTTCTCATGGACATCGTTTTGACGACAGCCGGTATTCAGGCCGTCATCAATGCACAAGAGACCGGTACGAACGCCGTCACCATTTCTGAGATCGGCGTCGGAACCGGCAAATACACAGCAAACAAGGAACAGACACAGCTACAAGCTCAAGTCAAGCGCATGCCGATCCTAGAAGGTGGGCAAGCGGGTGACAACGCGATTCACGTCGCGTGCAAGGATGACGGCCCGGGCTCGTATGAAGTGTGCGAGTTCGGGCTTTTCCTTTCTGATGGGACGCTTTTCGCTGTTTACTCGCAGAGCACGCCGATCATCGCAAAGCAGGAGTCAAGCAATCTGCTCCTTGCTATCGACATGAAGCTCGAAGGCGTCAACGCTGGGAACATCACTTTCGGCGATGTGTCTTTCTCTTTCGCTGCTGCAACGGCCGTGAATGCGGGGATCGTTGAGCTTGCTACTGACGAAGAAACGCAGGCAGGGACCGATACGCAGCGAGCTGTGACGCCCGCCGGTCTGAAGAGCTTGACTTCCACTGCAGAACGTGCGGGTCTCATCCGCACAGCAACGGAAGCCGAAGCGAAGGCAGGAACGGAAGGCGCTGCGGCTCTCACGCCTGCGACCCTGAAAGGCGCTGCGGCTTCTGAAGCAGAGACGATTGAAGGCAAGTCGGACGCTCACTTTGTGACGCCTCTCGGTCTTCGAGGCTTGAAAGCTACGACCGGACGAAACGGGCTTGTCGAACTGGCGACAGAGGCTGAGGCAAAGGCAGGGACGGACAAAGAACGCGCCGTTACTCCTGCGGGCTTAAAGGCTGTCGTCGATGAGGCGACACCGGACGCAAGCGAAGCAGCCAGGGGGATGATTCAGATCGCCTCTACGGTTGAAGCTACATCCGGAATAGATGCTTTGAAGGCAATGACGCCCGCAACTGGAAAGGTTGCGCTCGATGCTCGAATTGCGACGGTTGAAGAGGCGAAAGTTGGCACGTCGACGACGAAGCTCATCACGCCTGCAACGCTGAAGGCCGTTGTGGATGCAGCTGTGGCGGCGGCTCTTGCGAAACAAGGAGGTGCCGAATAATGGCCAACACAATTTTGATTACTGACGCCGGTCTGGCAGAGGTCGTCAACGCCGAGCAGTCTGGAACCGCGCCCGTCGTCATTACAGAGGTGGGCTACGGCACGGGGCAATACGCGCCGACTGGCGACATGACAGCTCTGAAAGAAGAGTTCAAGCGTCTGACGACCATCGCAGGCGGCGCGGTAGGAGACAACGTTATCCACCTTGCGGCTCGCGATGATTCGTCCGAGGCCTACACGGTCTACGAGGTCGGTCTCTACACGGCGAGCGGAACCCTTTTCGCGGTTTGCTCTCAGACAGTTCCGATCATCCAGAAGGCTTCGCAGTCGCAGGCTCTGCTCGCGATTGACCTTGCTGTGACGGATTTCTCTGCAGATTCGATCGCGTTCGGAGATACGAACTTCCTGAACCCGCCGGCGACGACCACGACTCTCGGTGTCGTTGAACTTGCGACGAATGAAGAAACGATTGCAGGAACAGATGGGACGCGTGCTGTCACTCCGAAGAGCCTCAGCGCACGGACATCGACGGAAAGCCGCACCGGTTTGATCCGCATCGCTGTCCCTGCTGAAGTGCTTTCCGGCAAGGACAACACGAAGGCTGTGACACCGTTTGGCTTGCTGTCTGCCTTTTTGAAGAATCACGGCGACAGCGGATTCCAGAAGTTGCCGAACGGTCTCATCGTTCAGTGGGGCAAGGCTTCGATTGCGGCCGATGGTTCGACCGTTGTTGCTTTCCCTGTAGCTTTTCCGACGAGTGCCGTTTTCGCGAATGCAACGCCTACTGGTGAGGTTGCTGCGGACTTCGTTGCCACTGGCTTGACGAAGGGGAACACGACATTCAAGCACAACGCAAACGGAAAGGTCCAGGCGCTCTGGATGGCGCTCGGATTCTGAAAGGAGAGGACAGGATGGCTTACTACTACAGCGCGTCTCAACGCGCTTTTTACTGCACGGAGATTGTGTCGGTGGACGTTATGCCTGCTGACAAGGTGGCAGTCGCGGACGAGGCTTACAAGAGCCTCATGGCTGCACAGAATGCGGGGAAGTTGATCCGACCTGGTGCAGGCGGCGCTCCCGAAGCCGTCGATCAGACGGGCGCGGCTGCAACAGGCATCGTCCACGAGCTTACGCCTGCAACTGCTGAAAAACTTGGGCATATCAAGGTCGGCAAGAACGTTGACGTTGAGCCTGACGGAACGATCTCGGTCAACCTCTCGAAGGACGTTGGCGTTCCACGGGATCGAGCACCAGAGAAACCCGACTATGGTTTGAGCTGAGGGAGGTGAGGGAATGGCTGCTATCCACAACTTTTCTCTCGATCAAGGTTCGGACAAGGTTGTTTATTTCGTCTTGCGAGATAAGAGTGGACCGATTGATTTGAGTGGGTATTCGGCTGCCATGCAGGTGCGTCGATACGCATTCAGCGAGGCGGCTATTGACACGCTGACAACGTGTAATGGTCGCCTTCTTATTGATGGCCCTGCCGGGAAAAACACAGCGAAGTTCAATCACGCAAACACCGAGCAATATCCAGGCGATACGGTGCTTTATGACATTGAGCTTGAGTCCCCGGAAGGTGCGATCACAAGGATTCTCGAAGGGAAAATCAAAGTTTCTCCGGAGGTGACCCGTGTCAGATGCAAGCCTAAGGCGTGAGAAGTTTCGCAGAAAAATTGCTTTAACTGAAGAAATCTACATCGAAGGTCAATGTAGCGATATTGCTCCAAAGATCGTCACGGTAGAGGTTCCTGGCATCCAGGGACCTCCGGGCAAGGATGGGGCAGACGGGAAACCTGGAGAACCCGGTAAACCGGGCGAAGGGGCTCACGTCGAAAGCATTGACAACTCTTTCATTGACAATCTTTTTTAATCGTAAAGGGAGTGAGAAAAATGAGTAATTTGAACGCTTTTTTGGATAAGCAAGGGTTAACTCATTACGACAGCAAATTGAAGACGGTCGTTGCCGGGCAGATGACGATCGAGGGACGCACGATCACGTTGAAGAGCGTCTCTGGTGCAACGCTCGCAACGGTGACGATGCCGCAGACGATTTATGAGCTTGCAACAGCTCAGAAAGACGGTCTGATGAGCAAGGGCGACTTCGCCAAGTTGCAGGGTATTGCGGCTCAGGCGACGAAGGTCGAAAACTCTGAAACGAACGGGAACATCCAGATCAATGATGTTGAGACGCCTGTTTATGTTCACCCGACTGTGACGGCCGGCGCCCTCGGAGCGGGGCTTTACAAGATCACGACCGACGGTAACGGGCACGTCACGCTCGGGACGAAGGTCGTCAAGGGCGACATTACGGCTCTTGGTATTCCGGCGCAGGACACGACATATGGTCCGGCTTCGGCTGAAGCGGCGGGTTTGATGTCTGCTTCCGACTTCACAAAATTGCAAGGAATCGCTGTGGGCGCACAAGTGAACGTACTCGAAAAAGTGAGCGTCAACGGCAGCACTCTGCCGATCTCAACTAAGGGCGTCAATATCGATCTCACGCCGTACGCGCTGAAAACGGACATTGCGAGCGCTGTGAACTACAAGGGTTCTGTCGAAAACTACGCAGGCTTGCCTACCAAGGACGTGAATGCCGGCGACATGTACAACGTTGAGACTGCCGATCCTGCTCATCAGATTGACGCTGGGATGAATGTCGTCTGGAACGGCGAAAGTTGGGACCCGATGGCCCCGATGATCACGATGACTGGCATTACGAACGAAGAGATCGATGCCCTCTTCGCGTAGGGGGCGTTCCGATGGCTAACTCTTTTCTTGATTTGATAGGGCTGGCTCATTTCAAAGAGAAGCTGAGTCAGCAAATTAGCAAAGAGTTCGCAAAGAAGTCCGAGGTCGTCACCAAAGCGGAGGCCACGGACTTCGCGAAACACAAGACGTGCAGCGCGATTCGAGATCGAGCGCCGTCAAAGCCGGACTACGGCTTATCAAAAACAAAGGAGGGGGCTGAATAATGGCTCTGAAAGAACAGGACATCGTTTTTACAACGACGGATGAGGCGGGCAACACCGTCATCCAGATGCCGATTACTCGCGTCGAAAATGTCGAGGACGCCGTGCGGACCGTGAACAGCGTCAAGCCTGACAAAAATGGAGACGTCAAGATTGACATCGACATGAGCCACCTGGCAACCAAGGAAGAGGTGGCGCAAGGGTTGTCGAAAAAGCGAGAGCACACGATCCAGATCGCCAACGCCGACCTGAACACGCTGCTTGATGACAAAACATGGGCCTGCAGCGGGACGCTCAGAAACACGCCGATCACCTGCACTTTTTGCATTGTGCAGGCCTACGACACTGGTGCTCCTGTCAGCGGAAACATCGTGCAAGTCTGCTACGTTCCGAACCAAACCGACAACACAGTCCGCACCTTCTGGCGCAACTGCGATAATGGGGCGACCTTCGGGAAATGGAGCGAATCTGGCGCGCTGAAGACAGTGAACAGCATTGCGCCCGACACTTCCGGTAACGTTGAAATCCCCGCTGCGACGCCTGAAACATACGGCCTTGTGCGTGCGGCTACCGATGCAACGGTCATCGACGAGGATGCCGACGACGCGGCCATCACGCCTGCTGTCTATCACGATGTTTCGGATTTTCGGCACAAAAACACGGCCTACGCCCTCGGTGACAAAGTTGAATGTATGTTCAACTTCGAGCTTTTCTTAGAATGCACGAAGGCGGGAACGACCTCAAGCACGCCTCTTAATACTCGAACAGTAAAGCACGGCCAGGTCATCACAGACGGGACTGCAGAATGGACGGTGCGAACTCACATCCGAAGCATCAACAACGCTGTCGCCGACGCAAGCGGAAACATCACGCCAGCGCAGACGGGCTGTTTGCCGCTCAACGGCGGGACAATGGTCGGGGACATTTTGTTTGAATCAGGTCTGATCTACTCGAACAATAATGCGGCTATGCGCGAAATCTGCATGAAGGCTCAGACGGTTGCGCATGACGCGCACTATGACTACACAGGCGCCATCCTTTCGCTCCGTCGAGTGGACGACAAACACATTCCTGGCTGTTTCTTACTAGGGGCTCGGAATGGAGAGCAACAGCAACGCAACCTGGTCGGGAAACCGGACGGCGAACTTTCTTGGGATGGACGTATCGTAGAGCAAGTCGCCGGCATAAACTGGAGCTGGATTCGCTACCAGAGCGGTTTGCAAATTTGTTGGGGTCATGCAGTCTGTCCGCAAGGCGTATGGTCTGTAACGGTGACACTTCCTATTGCTTTTTTGGATTCAAACTTCAGTATCGTAGCTTCTTATGCAGACGGTTTTACGAACGGACAAACTGTTGTGGGCGTGAGTGCGTCTTCTTCAACAACCTTTCAAATTTGCATTAGAAACGCCGTCAATAACGACATCAATTTTGAAAGAGTTGCGGGCTACATCGCCATCGGAACGTGGAAATAGGAGGGAAAAATCATGGACTATCAAATTGGACAGATTTTTGAGGGCGAATACCCGCCCGAAGCGGCCGCGTGGTGCAATGAGCGTGGCGACTGCTACATCGACGAGATTGAGAAAAGCGATGATGGGACGCGGCGCTTTCAGATCGTTGCGGTGCCCGACCCTACGCTCGATGAACTCAAGACGGCGAAGCTGAACGAACTCAACCGGGCGCACGAGCAGGCCGAAGCGGACGCGCATGTCGTTTCCTCACTCGGCTTCACGGCAGACGCAAACGACCGCGCAAATCGAGACATCGAGGGCATTCTGAAAACAATCGACGACGGCACCGTGATGTTCTGCGACTACGAGAACAATTTCCACGAGCTCAACCGGGCGCAGTGCGAGATGCTTCAGGTCGAGATCATTCAGAACGCGCAGGCTCTTTATGCTCAAAAGTGGGCGTATCGTGCGCAGGTCGAAGGGGCGGAAAGCGTCGACGAGCTGAACGCGATCAAGTTCACGTTCTCGCACTTGAGCTTCTGACTATGTGGAAATACCTCAAGCAAGTTCTGATTGCGCTCGATCAGCTCCTTAACACGCTTTTTAAAGGCTATGCCGACGAGACGCTTTCGTCGCGAGCCTATCGGCTGCGCGTTGAACGAGGCCGCGTGTGGGCAGAGCGCATCATCGATACGGTGCTCTTCTTCGACGATAACCATTGCGAGGAGAGCTACATTAGTGAAGTTCGGCGACGACAGCTTCCGCCGTCGCTTAGAAAGTGAGACCGCCGTTTGGCGGTTTTTTCATATGTGGGATTTGATTGTCAATGCGCTGAAAGAGGCGCTAAGGAAGCTCTTCAAAAACCCCCGTTGCCAAGCCGGATGGAACAAAAATGTTCTGTT